TCTTCCCATTATCTCTACTAATATCGTCAGCAATATCATACAATGTTGCTTCTACTTTTCCTCTACCCCTACGGAGAACCCTTCCAATGGATTGGAGATTTCTAATTCTGGACTTGGAGGGACTGGCGAAGATGACGTTGTGCAACCTCCTAATGTTAACCCCAGTACTGAAAGTGCCATAACTGGCAACAATAATTGAATTTTCTTCATGTTCTACTAATTTACGAATGTGTTCACGGTCATCGACATCCACTCCACCATAAACTAAATGGACTGGTTTGTCTGTATGACTATTTATCATATCATACAAAGGTAGACCGTGCTTCTCTACATAGTTAAAAAGGACAAGACTATTACCTTTAAGATCACATGCTAAGTTACGAATAAATTTATTTCTTTGCTCATGTTCACAAAGGTATTCTATCTCATCTTGATATCCATCAAAGATCTGTTCCTCATGTTTAAGTACAATAACTTTAACATTTAACTTGGCAACATGTCCTTGCTTCATTAACTTATGGGTTCTAGTTACTTGAGAACATCTACCAAAGACACCTTCAAGTACAAGTTGATTAACATTAGCACCATCTAATGTACCAGTAAAACCAAAACGGTATTTACATCCATGCAATTTATGCATAAGCGTAGTAAGAGATTTGGCTTTGAAAAGGTGTGCCTCGTCACCGATGACAACATCAAAACTCTCAAACCACTTACGAGGTTGTTTATAAACAGATTGCCAAGTGGTAATTACGCAATCAGCTTTAGTATTTTTTTCCTCCCCAGAGTATATTTTGTGGCAGTGTTTGGATGCCATCCAACCATATTCTTCAAAGTCTTTATACATCTGCTCTACCAAAGAGGTAGTAGGAACTACAATTAGAATCTTTCTATTTACATTAACATGAAACCGAACCAATGAATAAATCATTAAGGATTTCCCGCTTGCAGTTGGGGACAATAGGAGCCGTCTGTTGTATCGTAGGCATTCGTATATTGCTGAATATTGGTAGTCCCGAACCTTTAATCCCGAAGGGAGACCCAATGCTTGAACAAATCCAACTACAGACTCAGGAGTTATTAGATCATTCTGATCCTTGGGATGTCCAAAGTATTGAGATTCCTCGAACTGATAATGATATCCCCTTTCCTTTGCCCAGTCAGTTAGATAATCTACTAAACCGCAATAGATCTCCCCAGTAGCAGGTGAGTATAATCTTACTTTACCATCCCAACCTTTGTATCTCCTTGTCCTTTGCATATACTTTGCAGAGGGGATTTCAAAGGTAAAAAATTCTGCTGCCTCCTTATGGAGATGAGGTTCCGCTTCAACTTTCAAATAAACTTCATTCTTCTTACGAATAAGGAGGTCCATAAAACCATGCTACAATTGATTTACGAAGTCCAGAGGTGATAGGGCGAACCCTATGCCATTGGTCACCTTGGAAAAAAATAGCAGACCAAGGTTTTAACTTAAAAGTCTTATACCTTGGATCTGCATCTGGTCTATATATCTCCAAATCAAACTCCCCTCCTTCGTAGTCATCATTAAGGAAAAGGGACATACTAATCTTTCTTACCATTCCCCCGACAGGTTTTGGATGTTGATCCACATGCCAGTTATAAAAATCTCCCTCTCCATAGATACCAAATTGTACTGGTTCTATACCTACAAGATTCAAGTTCCAGTTAGCAGATCTATTAATCTGTTTAGACATACGCATAAGCATAGACGCAAGATCCATATCTCTCACCCACGCTACTTCAGAACTCCTAGTTGATCTGTGACTACTGTATAATTCTCCTTTAGTAAATTTTAAATCTTGTGATATTGCTTTTCGTACTGTATCAATTGACTGCCTATTGAAGGATACTTCCTTGTAAAAAAGTCCATAATTCATTATTAAAAACCACTTTGAAATTTCTTCCACTCAATAGCATTCTTAATATGATACGTGCGATTATTAATCATACGCAAAACACCATCTAAAAAGAAGATCACTTGGTCTATGTATTCAATCTTATACTTAAGTTTTCCGATATCTTCATCTGCTTCAATAAACATCGAGATCTCTTCCTTAGTAGTAAGTTTGAGATCAAATGGCATCTCCTTATAGATGGAAGATGGTGCCTTACCTTTGTAGTACAACCACTTCTCTTTAATGAGACGTTTCATTTCAATGTCCCTTTCCTTTTTCATAAGGGAATATTGATTGTGGAACTCCATATACTTCATATGAAGTTGAGGAATTGCCAAGGAATCATTATCATGTAGATCATCATCCAATTTAGAATCAGACTTCCACATATCCTGCAATGTTTCTAAGTTCATAATATAGAAAAATCAATAAGTTATCGTCTTGTTTGTGAGTTTGTATTTCTTATTTCGTATAGTGTATATCTAAACGTTGCTGTTGAGGTGAAGTAATCATTATCACCACCAGTAACATCAAATGGTAATGATGATAAACTCACAGGAAACATGTCTTTAAATACAACATCGAAATTTGCAATGTTATTATTGTTTAATACTTGTAATGTAGCATCTGAAAATCTAGGATCTTCTGAAGGACTATCTGCATACTTGTCTATCCAAACTCGTCTTTCTTTAAATTCTTGAGGAGTTCCCAATGCTCTCATCCAGTTATGGATCTGCATATAATTTCTTAGATCCTCATCAACAATAAACTCAATAGAAAATTCACTGTAACGCATGTTGCCTTCAACTGGGATGGGAACCATACCCCTAGTTGGAATCTCAACTTGTCCTAGTTCTACAGTAGGGATTTCTGCCTTTTGACACAAGAAAGATACCTTTGTAGCTTTATCCAAAAGGAATAAAAATCCTATTGGAGAAAGAAAGTTTCTATTTGTTAATTGGTCTGAGTACCAGTTTGCCATTAGACTATTCTTGTTCCATTAATATTTAGGCACCCAATAAAAAAGGACTCCGAAGAGTCCTTTATATTCCTTTTTGTGTTCCTTAAACCAGAATCTCTTTACAGATTCGTTTACAACTGGGCTGATCTGTCTCGCATTCAATTAGACATTCGTAGTAATCATCTAATATTTTATCTTGTTCAGACGTATGGTGATTCCATTCTGCCAAACTATTTTGCGAAACTATGTTATGCATACTTATTCTCCTTTAACTTTACATATGATATAGAGAAGGTTTCAGTGCATCTTGGTGGACCTCGTTTGTGTGTAGGTTTCCCTGACTGATATTATTTATAATGGTTTGTGTTGGTATTAACAAAAATATATGCCTACTGATTTATACCTAAATATATTTTTTAAACTGTGAGGGAAGGAGTCGAACCTTCAAGTCCCGCCAGGAACACTAGTTAAACAGACTAGAGCGTTTACCGTTTCGCCACCTCACAAAGAAGCCCTATTCAAGGGCTGATATTATACGAGTCATTCCGATGCCTCCACCAGAACGAGGGAAGAAGTCAAAGGAAAGGAAGTCTTCTAGTTCTTTCTCTACTCTACTTCTACCAAACAAATCAATGATGAGTTGTGCATACTGTCCATCAGAGATGGTATAGAATGTATCTCTCATCTGATCTTTGTCTGTGCTTCTCTCTGCACTACCAATGGTTTCCATACCATTCAATATAACATCGATCTTCTTACTGGTGCCATCATCATTCCTTGCCATGTTCCAGAAGGGTGATGTCCATTCAGGGAAGTTAGTAATCATACCACGACCAATCTTCTCTTCATGATCATGGTCTAGTTCTTTAACATTAAATTGATTACTCCAATCATCATAAGTTCTTATAGAATCTTTTTCTAGTGGTAGACCTAACCATTCACATAGTTCCCACTCCATGAGTTGAAGTTCTTCTACACCACCCTTCATCTCAAACTCAAACATAGGGAAGATAGTCTCATGTCTACCTGGTACTGGGTTAGGTTCTGCCCTATATGATGTTGAGACACAGAAAAACCCCTCTTGTTTGGGGTTGGAAAGTAATTCATGTTCTAACCACATCTGACCTGTCTGTGGTAGTGGCCATATATTACCACCGTAGTTGTATGTTGCTACTGTTGTAGGATCTTCACAAGCAGCAAGGATACTTAAACGGTTCTGAGTGTGTACTTCTAGAAAACCTTTAGACAAAAAAAATGACCTCAATAGGTCAACTGCATCGGAGTATTTTTTTGGGTCAATTAAACTTGTCATTACTATTGGTCAAACTGAGATATTTATACAAAAAAAGAGACCCCTTAGGGTCTCTTTAAAGTTATGTGTTAATAACACCAAATTACATGATGTTAGCAACTTGTGTACGCCTGTAGTACTTGTTAGCATTCGCTGTAAGAGCACCAGAACCTTGGGTAAGACCACCTGAGAATGGGTTTGAAACCATGCCGTAACGAGTCTTGAATCCAATTTTTGGTTGGAAGGTGTCAGGATTAATTGCTCTGACCTGCTGTAGAGGTACATAAGGGCAATAGAATAATCCAGCATCATAAGGAGAAGTTCCTTTGTATCCAGCAACATAGAAGTGCTTATCAGCAACGTTAGCAGAATAAGGATCAACGTAGACCTTGATCTTACCGTTAAGAGTACCAACTAGAGTTGAAGATGTATCATCTACACCAGTCAAAGCGTTGTTACCATTAAGAGCAGGAGCGTAGTCAAGAACGCCAGCCATTCCTAGAGCAGAAGCAACGTCTGCAGAGCAGATCAAGATGTTGCCCTTCCCACGACGAGTTTGCTGACCGATAGCGTTAGCATCTCTTTCGATTTGGAATAGAAGTCCTTTGAATTTCTCAACAGACCAACGTCCATTAGAGTCAACGTCAAGGTCAAAGATACCAGCAGTAGCAGTATTGTTTTGAGCACCAGCAACAGCGTTTGTGTAGATAGTTCTAACAACTTCTCTGTTGATTTCAGCAAGGATCTCTGTTGAGAGAATGTTGCTTAGCTCTTGCTCGGCATCAAGACCATGAATTGCTTTCAAGTCCTGAGCAAGCTCAATACTGTACTCAGCTTTCAATGCACGAGCACGAGCTGTTACAGTTACCTTCTCAATACTGAATCCCATTTCACGGAATTCATTAGTGTCAGTACCGTCGTTTAGTCCTTCAACGGTTGCTGTGGTCATACCAGTAGCATCACCAGTCTGCTCATAAGTACCAGCAGGAGAATCGTTAAGAAGTCCTGGGTTAGCACCTTCAGCGTCGTTGACTGCTGAACCTGAAGCAGTTGGATCGTACTCAGCGATGTCCTCACCAGCTCCACCAGAGAATCCAGCGTTTGGCTCGTTGAACATTGCTTCACGGAAGTTACCGTTAGCAGGTCTACGCTCAGTACCGTAGTTAGTACGCATTGCGAAGATAAGTCCAGTAGGACCAGTCATTGGCTGAACGCCAGCGATATCGTATGCAATTAGTTGTGGCATTGAACGTCTAATTAGACTGATCAATACAGGGTCAAAACCAGCGGTAGCACCAGTTGCTGTATCAGCAGAGGTGTAACCTGTAGTTTGTAAAGTCTCGTTAAGGATTTGTCCTTCTTCGACTTGTGCTTTTTCTTGGTTCTCAAGAAGTTGTGCGACAACGCCACGCTTATGTGAATCTGAGATCTCAGGAAGAGCTTCGTGATTCAGAACGGGTGCCCACTTTTCTTGGAGGTTTTTAATAGACATTTGTCTCGGTAAAAGTAGTTTTAATTAATAATTATTTGGACCAACGGGCGATTGCATCTACGTACTTAGACATAGTACCACCTGTTGTACTCTCGACAAGGGGTTCAGATGCTTCCTCGGTGGGTTCGCTTACAGATTCTGTAAGTTCAGCCTTCCTAGTGAAGTATGATTCCTTAATCGTATTGACTTTATTTCTAAAGTCATCTTCAGTTTCAAACTCAACACCCTCTGCGAGAGAAGCAAGCTTCTCCTTTTGGGTCTCAGCGAGTCCCACTGCACATTCGTTCACAATTTCCATTTTAACAAACTCTCCAATCCTCTTATTTAAAGAGACATTAGAATCGATTTGCTCGTTGAGTTTAGCTTCCATATCATCTATCTCACCTGCCATTCCATCTAGCAGGTTGAATTTCTCCTCAGGCACTGTAAAGTTGTGCTCTAAGAAGAGACCTTTTAGACCGTTGAAGAACGATTCTGCCATCTCGGTCTTAATACCGTGCTCGATCTGAAGGGAATTTTCCTTCATCCATTGATCGGCGGCATAAGAGAGATAATCGTCTACCTTCTCGGCCAATTCTGTTTGAATCTTTTCAACTTCTTCAGTTAAGGCAGATTCCATCGCCTCTTGTAACGCTGCTGCTTCTTTGTTAACACGGCTTGTTACCGCTGCTTCAAAGATAGTCGCTGCTTTTAGTCGGAACTCTTCTGAGAGGTCTTCACCTGCGACAAGAGCGTCAACATCCTCAGTAAAGTCGAGGTCGGTTTCAGCGATTGTTTCCTTTTCGCTGTCATCTTCTACGTCCTCCTGTTTTGATGATGCTGCTGAAGGCTTAGTCTTCAAAGACTTATCCTTCTCTACGCCAACAGAGTTAGCTGCAGATTTTCCTGCATTTTTAGTGCCAGCGGCACCTTCCAGGGAATCCGAGGTGACGTTAATTACTTTCTTACCACTTCCACCTAGTGAATCGGTTGATTTAGATGTATCAATCTTTTCAGCGGGTTTGGCGTTTTTAGTAACTGCGTTAGAACCTTCGGTCACTTGATCCATATTATCTAACTCTTTATCGAGTGAGGTCTCAGCCATTTGTTTGAACTCCGTTTTGCATTAGCGTTTCTTTATTTATTTATAAATCACAAACTCTTTAAAAATGCTGCAAATGCGGAGATTTTCTTCTCTTGCAGATTAATAAGAGTTGCTTCATCAATTTCTTGTTTGATTTGGGCAACAGCAGACTCTTTAAGTACACCATTATTCCAAACCCATTCTTTACCTTCCATGATTCCATTTACGAAAGCATCAGGTGCAGAAGGATCTGCTACAATATCAGCAGCAGTGGCAAGCATGAAATCATCACATACAACATTGCAGTTAGATTCCTTCTTGATTGATCCCATACCTCTGGAAGAAACTCCAAGTCTTACACCCTCATCGAGTAAAGACTTTGCAATTTTTCCGTTTGGTGTGTCAAGTATCTTTGCTCTACCGATGAAGTTATTTCCATCTTCTTTCAAAGATTGTATCTTATGTGAAACCCTATCTAAATTAATAGAAGGTCCGTCAGGGTGACCTAACTCACCAAGAGCACGACCAGATTTAATATAAGACTCATCATATTTAGCAACTTCACGTGCTAATGTTTTCTGAGGGTACATTCTGCCATTACGGTTTTTTAATTCCGCTTGCAAAAAGATACCTTCAATGAAGTAATTCCTCTTGCCATCTTTCTCTTCGGAGAGAAATTTAACATCAGTAAGTTCTTCAGATATCAGTCTCATCTTTTGGTTCCTCTATAGGTTCGATTGAATCAACCACTGCTGTATTAGGTGGTAGTGGATCAGGTACTTCATCAGTAAGGGAATCATTAGGATCTGGATCTTCTGGTTTGCGACCTTGTACATCCACATCTGTCACTTCAGCATCACCAACTCCATCGAGAGATTTCTCTACTTCGTCAGCGTTTGCTTGAGCAGTATCATCTAACTCAAATCCCATACTTTTTGCAAATTCAACTTTTCTTGCTTGAATAGCATCATATGTAGAAGCACCCAAAGCATCATTAATTGAATCAACTGCGGCTGCTTTATCATCGCCAAAAACTTGTTGGACGATTTGTTTTGCAATATCACTAGGCATAATATGTTCCCACTGTAGTATTATTTAGTAAGTTTAAAATTCTCCCCGCTTTTGATCCGCAGGATCAACTGTGGATTGATTAGGTGCTACCTCCTGTGCAGGGGCACCACCAGCAGCAGCAGGATCAATTCCCGCTTCCATTGCTGCCAATTCTTCAGGGCTTTGTATGATTCCTGCTTCAGTTTCCTCTTCTATCTGCTCATCAATTTCAATGATTTCTTGGTCAGTCTGCTTCAGAACTTGACGACGCATATATTCAACAGAGAAATATTTACCAACATAAGGATCCATAACATTAACTTGATTCATACGCTCGTTGCGAATTTCAATTTCTTTTAGTTCAGTAAAGTAATTGTCAGCAACATAATCGAATTGAATATGGGTCTTCATCTCTTCCCATTCTTCAATAGTTATAATACCCTTAAGAACTACTTGAGCTTTCAAAAGATCCATGAACAATTCACCGAATCTCTTACGGAGACGTGCGATAAATTTCTGGAACTTAACTTCATCACGAGTAATTTCTGCAGCACGACCAACATTAAAAGTCGTTTCTGTTTCTAAACGTGAACCAGGTACGTTAAGTGATTTGTATAATTTCTTCTGGAAATATTTTACGTCTTCAAGTTCTCCAAGGTTTTGTCCACCAGGTAATGTAGTAATCTCAGTTCCTCTACCACCTTCACGTCTAGGAAGCCAGAAGTCTTCCATCATGGACATGAACTTCTTGTCATCCTTAATCTCACCAGTATTTGAATCGTATACAATTTTGTTTCTGTAACGACCCATTACTTCACGTAAGTATTGTTCCGCTTTATTCTTAGGAAGGTTACCTACATCAATATAGAAAATTCTTCTTTCTGGTGCTCTTGATAAACGGTAGATAACAAGAGAGTCTTCAATCATTCTTAACTGATTGACTGCCTTAATCGCCTTATGCAGGTGACTAAGAGTCATATTCTTATTCAGGTCTTGAATACCTGAATGACAATATGTAATAGAATCAACAGTAATCTTCATACCTTGATTCGTAGAGTTCTTCAAACCTTTAGGGTTATACAAGAAGTACTCTGCTGCTTTTTGTGTTAATTGAGTATTAAGATCTTCACCACGCAATTGCTCTGGACGCTTATTCTCATACTCAATTACTTTACGAATCTTACGAGGATCGATATAACGGATTTCTAAAAGACCTTCTTTAGGTTTCTTGGGGTCAATTACTTTATGATAAAAAAGTCTTCCATCAACATACCATCTACGGAAGATTTCATACGCACGATTTTCAAAATCAAGAAGACGAAGAATTTCATCAAACTCTTCTCGCATTAATTTTTTAATTTTATCCGACACCTTCAGGTTGGAAAGTTCCAACTCAACTGGTACATCATCAAAATTTCCACAAATTGTTTCGTTAACTATATCATCAACTGCACTATCACACTCAGGATTCATCACCATCTCCCTATATCGGGTGATGAGTTCATAATCATTACGAATACTTCCGTCAAAATCAACAGAATAACCATAATATCCGCCACCCACTATAGGTTGCGAACCATCCATGTTATCTTTCTGAACAAAAGAAGGCCCCTTGGGGACCTTCTTCGCTCTTTCAAGACTATATCCGAAGAGCTGATTTGCCATTATATTTTTCTAGGTTATTGGTCCTGATCTATTTATCAGTCATTCGAAGTAGGTGTTAACGGAGTCCAGTATTGAGTCTGGAGTTCAACTGTGAATTCTTCAATCGCATCATTGTTTCCGTAATCTAGATCAATTGCAGCGAGGTTACTTGGGAATACGTTATAGAACTTATAAGACTTAAGTACCTTAGGCTTCTCACCATCTTTGATATCACGTGCTAACTGATGAACACTCATATCAGCGAAGTAACCAGTACTATCATCTTGATCACCAAGTCCAGCAGCAGATGTAAAGTTCTCGTTATATGCTTGAATACTGGATACCCAGAGTTCAAATGCATTACGGAGAGCAAAGTTGCTATCGTTCTGAACTGTGATTGTCCAAGGTTCGAATGTTCTGTCTCCTGCGATCTTTAAAACACGACCTCTAAAAGGAACTTCAATAACTCCAATCTGAGAAGAAGGAAGATTTGCTGCACGAACAGTGAACTTTCCAAGATTTACAAGACTTGCATTATTAATAATTCCTGAAGGGAATGCAAGGTCTACTTGAAATAAATTAGGACGAGCAAAGTCTGAAGCGACATTCGCTTTAAAATCGTCAATAGTACCTCTTTTTGCCATGGTTATTGGATCCAATCTCTTTCTTTAATATTTAGAATAATCGATATTTTCAGGCATAAAAAAAGGAGACCCATTGCGGGTCTCCCAATATTCTGGTTCTCTTGGATCATCTTTAGGATCCCAGTAGAAGAATTTCATCTGGGATAACCTGCAATGTTTAAGAGGTTTTATTTTCATTAACTTGCTACTTCCGTAAATGCAACACCACTTCTGGTTGCTGTAAATGTAAGAGTAATGTAGTTAATTGTACGTGTTGGTTTCACGAAGATTTCTGCGTAGAACTCTCCACGATCAACAGCCTCAGAAGGGTTGTTGTCATCGTCACACTTAACTAAGAAGTCAGTTACACCACGACGACCTTGAACTTCACGGAGGTAAGGTTCAACAATGTTGAGGAACAATGAACGCTGTGCAGCATCATTTTGCTCAAAGAGTTGTGACTTAGCAGCACCTGAGATAACTCTCTCAATTGTTAGGAACAAACGACGAACGTTGATTCTATCAAATGCGGATGCAAATCCTTGTGCAGTCTTATCACCAAATAGAACTACACCTTGACCAGGGAAGGAAACGATAGGATTAACACGAGCACCATACAGACGATCACGTTGAGTCTTGTTAGGAGTATATGCAAGTTTAATTGCATTTCTCAAGATACCACGTTGGAAACCAGCAGGTGAGAACCAAGGTTCTGAAACTTCAGTGGTTTGTAGGCAAAGACCAGCAACGTCACCGTTAGCAGGAATGTAACGATAAACATCATTATACTTATCGTAGATATACTTGTAACCAGAATCAAATACTGAGTAACTTGAGGATGGTAGTAAATCAAAGAAACCAATGATGTTATTGGTAATTGTATTTGCACTACTTAAACCAATAATGTTACCACGACGAGGTGATACAAATAACATGCAATCCCTACGCTCTTCAACAATATTTGTCAAAGCAGTAATCTTAGCAAGTGCCTCAGCATCTGTAGCACCAGAAGGACCAGTCAAGATATAGTCGATTGTCTGTGACTCAGGATCTTCAAGTAGTTCGTATGCAGTAGTTACATCAGTATTACTTACAGTATAAACACCACCAGAAGTACCGTAATCAGCACCGTCAGCAAGTTTGTAGTAGAATGTTGCGTTGTTCTTAGAACCAACTGTTGTACGTGCAGCAGGATAATCAGTAGATCCAGCAGCAGAACGTAGAAGGTTAAACTGTCTACCAGAAGCACTATTACCCCAAGTACCAGCAGCACCAGATGCAGTTGCGTTGAATACTCCTAACTCATGCTCACCCCAGTAGATATACTCGGAGCGTGCTTTTACAACATTAACATAATAGTTAGTTTCACCAACAGAAGTCTTAGCATCAGATGCTTTAGAAAGACCTATGAAACGCTCAAGTAAAGCACCAGTTGTACCAGTAACTTTACCATCAATGTCAACAACAACTATGTGTAGTTCGTCACGGAATCCACCTGTCTCTGTCGCAAACTTAGAAGTCTCAGGACGAGGAGCAACACTTACCCACTTTACACCAGGTAGATACTCACGCTCATCATACTCGTCACGAACTGAGTCAACAGTTACGTTAGTAGAGTTTGTGTCAGCAACAACATCAGCAGCAGCAAAATTAATACTGTCCTTATTAAGACCAATATACAAACGACGTTCGATTGTAGAATTAATAGCAGCAGTGTTTGTTCCCTGAGTAATTACTTGGTTATCTGAAAGAATACCAGTAACACCACCAGAAGGAAGACCGATTTCTAATTTCTTATTAGCAGGATCCCATGCGAGAACATTTACTGATTCGTCAGAACCACCAATACTAATTGTAGTTGCAGTACCAACTACGAAATCACCAACAACAGTGTCAACAGTGAGAAGTATGCTATACTTGAAAACTTTACCAGCAGCACCAGAAGCAGCACTTACAGCAGCATCTGCAACAAACTCGTGCTCGTTACCTGAACCAGGAGCAGGTAGAACAGCAATTTGATCTGCACCAGAGTCAGTTACAAAAATACCGATGGAGTTTCCTTTAGTACCAGGAGTTTTTGCTGCCCAAGTCCAGTTATTGTTTGCAGTCTCGTAGTTAGTTTCGTAATCTTGAAAATTCTTGATTAGAGGTGCAGTTCCAGTGTCAACACCATTCTTCAATGAAGATGAAGTTACACGAATAGTTTTAAGAACACCACCATATGAAAGGAACTGAGAAGCAGTAAACCAGTATTCAAAGTTATTGTCATTTGGTTTCCCAAATACATCTGTAAGATTTCTCTCGTTAGCAATAGTTACGATTTCTTCAACTGGACCTTGTTCAAATGGTGCCGCAAGCACGCCAATATTTGCGGTAGATAGCGTAGTAATAGTGGTCAGGTCTCTTTCCTGAACGACTACCCCTGGCGATGATTGATTAGCTGCCATGTTTATATACTCCTAGAAAATGATGTCAACATCGGTTGTCTAAGATTATTTATATTTTTGAAACGTTACCTATAGTCCCACATATAAGATTTATCCCCATACTCCGCAACTTCCCATCTTTCTCCTTGTGCATCTATTATATGATCATCTTCTAATCCATCTGATATAAACCCAAACGGTGCCATGTCCTGTTCAATATTTTCTCTTTGATCATCATAGATGCGTTGCCTCACATCGTTGTCATGCATCTCTTTAAAGTATTCTTGCATGTCCATCCATGAGAAAATAACCAAGCACATTGCTAGGTCATCATTACATCCATCTTCTGCGGCAAAAGATTGCCCCTTTACAATAAAGGTAGTTAATTCTGAAATCGTATCATAATCTTTGATTATTAATTTATCTTCTTCTAATAATGCTTTAAGGTTAGAACAACCAACTGCTTTGACAGCAGTACTCATCTTTACACCAAGTTGAGTTTTCTTACCTGAGAATCCCTGTCCTAATTGTTGCCCTGCCCTTCCTCTCATAGCAACTTGTAGTAAATTTTCATACTCAAGATCGAATTGAATAATATCTGCAACCTGACCACCAATATCATTTACCTCACATAGCACATAAGCATTATTATAATTTTTTGCTACATCTACAATAACATTAGGGAAGATAATAGGTTTGATATCATTATTTCTATACTTAGCAACCATCTCATATGGTACTGTTGTAGTATCCATAATACAGAACGCTGAATAATCTTGACTTACACCACGAGCAACGTCAACAGTTACAATATAATTATGATCCTTTTCTACTTTTTTATATACCGCAAGACCTCTATTTTGTTGGATAGGATCTTCGTAAGGCATAGTCCTCAACTTACTAGGACTAATAAGTGTATCAACAGATCCTAGGAACTCACACTCAAACTCAACTTTAAACTGTTGCTCTGACGTGTTAGCAATGGTTTGTGCTTTCCATTCAGCATCTCTACCAGGAACTGCAGACCAATGAACCTCAGTTGGGATGTATTCATTCTTACCTCTCTCTGCATCATGCCAGAGTTTGTAGAACATGTTCATCCCATGAGGTGTACTAATGATGATAACTTTGGTAGATTTACCAGATGAAATAGTAGGATATACAGAACTAAAGAACTGATCAGCGATATGATTAGGAACGAATGCGAACTCATCCAAAAATATAACGTTAAAGGACATACCCCTAACAGCACTGCTACTAGTAGAAGCAGCCATGATTTTGCTTCCATTCTCCAATTCCAAGCTTCCTCTGTTCCATTGGAGGATTCCTTGCTGGAGCCACTTTGGGAGGTTTTCATAAGATAATTGCAATCGTTGCAGCATCTCACGAGAAGTTGCTGCTTTGTTTGCTAGAATTGCGACATTAACATTCGCTTTAAAAAGAACATACCAGAGAAGGTATGAAGTAACGATAGTCGATTTACCAGTCTGACGAGGTAACTTTGCTATGTTGAATCTATTGTCATGAAATTTCTCAACCATTTCTGCTTGGAAATCATACATGGCAAATGGAATCAAACCCCTATCAAGAGAAACAATCTTGATATAAGTTTGAATAAAGTATACTGGATCCTCAGAACATTTGATATACTCCTGAACTTCATCAGGAGTAAAATTTGTGGCAACGTTCGCTTTCTTTAAATTAGGATTACCAAGATATTGTTCCTGATTCGTGCTCATTTATTCTGGTCTGTATTCCTGAGATTTATATTGAGAATAATCTGGAGGAACAGGAACAGAATTATTATTTTTTGCTTTAAAATATTTGTTTATCACATCTACTTGATCCTGATACTTGGCAATGATATTTAATTCAGTTTCAATTGCTTCTGTTATATCAGAGTGTTCTCCGATACCAGCAGGATTAGTTAAGTAGACTTCTACATTAGCAACATGCTTTTGGATGTCTCCTTGTGCATGTGCCAGTAGTGCCCTGATTAATTGTTCTCTCATGTTATTCATTTTCATATTCTTCAGTTGGGATAATCCACTCAGCGTATAAACGTCTGGTGGTCACACCTTCTATATTTAGGGTTACTTGATCAAGACTCGACCAGAGTCCCAAAGTGTCTCCTAATTTCACGTAAGACCTCAAAATCTTTCTGTTTAGTGCCGCCATCATATTCCCAAGCATAACCTTCCTCAATCATAAGTTCATTTAGTGAAATAGTAGCATCGCCAATGTAGAGCCAACCAAGAAGCCTGCCATACTTCCCAACGCCACCCTTAAGTTCAGTTCTAATAAGGAGTTCTTCATCACCTTTAATTGTTTCAGTTAGTTTTGCCTTTAACCAATTAGTAGCATCTATTCCCAGTGCCTTCTCTTCAAGATCTCTTGTTCTCTTCTCTGGCGTATCAACTCCTGCAATTCTAACTCTTTCTTTCTTGTATAGATCAAAGCCGAGGTCAATAGTAACGTCAATAGTATCGCCATC